CTGAAGAACGCTTCCGCCTTTGCTTTGATATCTGCCGTACTTTGTGGTTCAGCGTACTTAACTTCCCAATCTATTATACAGTCCTGTATGCTTGCTGCTTCGCCCCCACGCTTACCGCCTTGTGAATTGATTACAGTTGCCGCTAGGTGAGCAAAGAGTATATCTAGCCGATCATTGCCAACTGGATAGACGTTGCTATAAGCTATCCAGTCTGCAAGTTGCTGGCTATCTAGGTCGGCTAGCATGTAGTCTGGATGCTTGTAGCCAAGATACTGTGCTAGATCAAAGTAGCGGCGCCTCTGTGGACGCCTTATTAGTTTTTTTCTAACTCCTCTACGTCTTCCCTTTTGAGCTTGTTATGCTTGCTAGCCAGTTCAAACAGCTTGTCTAGTACATGCCCAGACTTTGCCCCCAAGGCTGCAACGTCATTATCGCTAAAGATACGCTTGCCTTGCTCGTCTGCAAGACAACGCACCAGCAAGCCAGCACGAATGTTGACTTGCTTAGATAGCACGTTTGTTTCCCAACTATCCCGCTCTGTGCCGCTCATTACACGTATATATACTGTAGTACCCCACTCTGTCACTTCTATAGCTTGCAGCTTACTATCTTCTGCTGCTAAGATTGTGTCTTTAAGACTCATACATTACTCCACTGGATCGGAAGCGGGCGTATATGTACCTTCGTCTTCAACAACGATTGTGCCTTTGATACGTACCCAATCCTTCATAGGAATAGGCGTACCAAGCGAGTTAATAAAACCCTGAAAGACTCTAGTGCTGCCGTCGCCGTAATCCAGTTCCCAGTACTTAGACGTTTGAAAAATACCGTCCAGCGTATTGAGTACCGCCTTGTCGAAGTCAAGCGTAAACGGCATATCGTCAACTTCCCACTCGCCAGGAAGGTTAGTTTTAGCGCAGTCAATATCGCCCATAACCTGATTAGACAAGCTAATCTTCTCTCCAGATTTGTTAAAGTCGCCAAGCTCAACTACTCTGGCCAAGGCAGTAAACGTACCGTCTGCCGTATCCCCATAACCAAGCGTTGCATCTTTTCCCGTTAAACTCATTTATATCCCCTATATGTGAAATAAAACCCGAAACGTGAGTGTAAACCCACTATACTGCACCTCGTCTGACTCTGCATCTATCACGTTAGACGGCTGTGTATCCTCTAGCCAGCAAGCTTCGATAGTCGTGCCCCCGTATGTACCGCCTTTGCCGTCTAATGCAGCTAAGACAGCCTTATAAAGTGTCATTGCCCCAGCGTAATCTGTATCCAGTATCAGCAAGTCTACGTATGATACGCCAGTTGTAGCTGATCCAGCAAAGACAGTATCTAGTTGCAAGTCTCTTTCTGCATAGCTAATCTGCGGGTACTGCGCTTCGTAAGCTGGCTCGTTTGGATATACCCGATTATCTACCAGCGCTTTTACAGCAGCAGCCGTAGTCAACCAACTATATATAGCCTTACTTACCATTATTCATTGCCTTTACAGTCTTTTCCAACTCGTCAACAAAAGTAGCTTCAACCTTGCGGGCAACCTGCCTGCCTGTTGCGTCATACGCTCGCTCAATAAACTTCTGGCCAGGCACAGACGACAAGCCCTTGCTCGTCCACTCGCTCTTATCTGCTACTCTGTCTGCCATATCGCTAGACGCTTCCTTGTTCTTTCGCTTACCATGCTTGATATCGTGGCCAAACTCTACCATGCTAACGTAGTAAGCTTCTTTGCTGCCCTTTTTAGTTCTACCTACTATGACAGAAACAGTGTCTTTGCCTTGCTTCTTACCTTTGCCAGCACGGGATTTAATAGACTTCTTAAGCGCCCCTGTATCCACTGGTGCTAACAGTCGTGCTTTCTTGCGTACGATCTTTGCACCTTCCCTTAGTGCCTTACCGCTGATCTTGCGAGCTTCCTTGCGCTCTAGTTGCCCCAAGCGGGCGTTGATCTGTTCCCAACCCTTACTTGTAATCTGCATATCCATACTAATGCTGATCCGTATGCTCTGTAGCACTGATAAGCGTTGCCCTACTGCGCCCGCCTATGTCTGCGATAGAGTTTATAGACAGTATGCGAGTACCGTACAGTATGCGATAGCTAGGCTTAAGATCGTCCCGATAGCGTATCGTAAGCTTGTAGGTATACTTCGTAGTAATACCCTCTGCTACGCTTGTTTCTGATCCGCCCGCAAGCTCTATCTTGGCCCAGTCTGTACAGTGCGTTTCCCATGTAGCGGATTGCTCGCCGTATGCGTTCTGGGCAAAGGTCGGCTTTTCGATAGTGATAGAATGTCTTAACTCGCCTGCTCGCATTATCGTAATGTGATACCTTGCGTATCTGCGTAGTCCCTAAGCTCTTGTTCTGTGCCTATGTAGTGCTGGCTTAATCCGCCCGCAAAGATACGGGTACTAGGCTGTATGATCCTGCCAACTGTCTGCGATACCATTTCGCCGTCTCGCCTAACAGTACGAGTAGATACCGCAAGTGCGTATTCACCAGCGGGCAAGGTGTAGTCTGTTTGTGTTAATTGTTCCATGTATTACCCCTTAAGACGATACGTAGACAGTCCAGCCGTAGCCAGATAAGGTAGCAGCGTCGGCAACGCCAGCGGCTGAAGGCGGTTCATTTGCCCCACCCAGCGCCAGTGTGTGCGGGCGCATAGATGATCCATCCAGAGCTACAGCAGCGGCTAGTATGGCGTCTACGTCGCCTTCGCTTAGCAAGTTATTGTCTAGTGATACTAAGCCTGATTCACTGTCGCCCCAAAGCTTTGACAGGTTGCCAGTAATGGCCGCTATACCGCAAGACTCTAAATACAGGTCTTCGTATACTATCGGGGGCAGCTTATCGCAATCTAATTCGCCGTCTGCAATGCCGCCCATAATCAAACTAGTCTCGATTGTAGTTTGTGAAAAGTTTGGCATACTAGAGTATGTGCCGTCAAAACTGGCATAAAACAAACTGCCCAAGCGGAGTAGTACGTTGTCTAGTGCTGCAAGTCCAGTTGCGGTATTAGCCCCGCCCATGCCAGCCTCTAGCGTACCATTCCAAGTTAATAGCCCATATTCAGGTGTAGGATCATAAGGCGTTTGCGGTTGCGGTATTACTCGCATATCCTAGCCCTCCTGAACAATGCCCATAGACGTATTTGCAGCAGCGTAAAACTGCAGTTCGTCCAGCGTGTTTACTGTGCCGTCCAACTCAATTACGTTCAATCCCAACGGCAGACTAGCGGCGGATGCTGCCCCACTGGCCATATAGATACCGTCTGCTACTGGTATAAGCGTAATTTTGCGAGTAGTCGTAGCCACTGCTTCGCCTAAAAGCGTTGCCAGCGTCTTACTCGTGCTGCCCACTACTACCATGCTGATAGTAGGTTTTACAGCGGTTGCGTCTCCATATCCCATTTGATCCCCTTAAATCTTTGTTAATCCATGCTTGCTAATCAGCGATTGATAGGCAAGCGGCACAACGCTTGTGCTTACTGGCGACGTTGCTTCTCGCCACTCGTACCGATCTGCGGCCGATAGCAACAGCGCTGCTCTTAGGTCTGCTGGTACGTCTGTAGCTGCATCCCCATAGCCAGCGGTAATCGTTATCGTAATTGCCTCTGGTACATCTCTTGCCGTTGGCCAGCTACAGCCGTATGCAGGCTTGATCGTACATGGGTAGTGGTCGTAGCCAATACCGCTTACTTGGTACTGATCCGCCGCTAGCGTCTGTGTATCGCCGTCTTCGTCTACATAGGTAATGTTGTCCACTGATTGAACAGGCACTATCGGCAGTGCGATAGTATCTGGCCACTTGTCCAGCGTGTATGTATACGTCGCTGTTATCAACTGCAACTGGCGTTCTTCTTCTAGCTGCCGTTCAGCAGCAGCAATGTAGACAGTAAGTAAACTGTCTTCGCTGTCGCCCGATATACGGCTATGAAGCTTAAGATCAGCTACACTGATAGCAGTTGTAGCCGCTGATTGTGTGCAGAGCAAAGCCACTGATTACCCATCCGAAATTGTAAGTACGCCAGCGTTGTTCCACAATGCGCCAGCAGCGCCAGGATCGGTTGTAGGCAAGTTGACAAACTTAACGTGTAATCCATCTATAGCAATCGCTGGCTCGTCTGGTGCTCCAGTTGCAAACGTGATACTAGAAGTAGATACGTTGCCGCTATGTGCCCCAGTGCTATTGCCAGTCAGGTTGCCAACAACATTGCCAGTAAGACTACCGGTAAGTGCGCCCGTAAAAGTACCGCCAGCAGCAACGCTAAGAGTACCGCCGCTAAGCACGGTAATACTGCCGCCACTATCTACGACGATAGTGTCGCCGCCTTGCTGGTGATAAACTGTAGTAGTATATTCGCTCATTTATTCCCCTCTGAAAGTATTACTAGGGCGGGCGGTCAAACCCGCCCCAGTTGATTGTGTAAAGTAGTGTAGTCCTGTGATAGACTACGATACTACTTTAGGCGTGCATAACAAGCTTTTTCGCAGCTTCAGCCTGCACCAACAACCCGTCAACTCGCTTCATGCAGAACATGCCGTACTGGCCAGTAGCCGCATACAACTGATCCAGAAGCTTAACAATCGTATTACCTCTATCGCCAATTACGAAAAAGCTAGGATCGAAGATAGCTGCGACCTCTGCTTCTGCTTCGATAGTATCGATAGAGCTAGAAGTATACAACGGCTTGCCCAAAAGTTTATCAGGTTCATTGCCAAAGCCTTGTACCCAAAGGTACTGCCCGTTGCCGTCTTTCAACTTGCGGATCGCAGCAACAGTCGAATCGTTCATAACGATAACAGCATTTTTGCGGTACGCTCTAGTCAGGCTGTGATACCAATCGATAAGTTCCGTGCCAGTCAGTGCCGTAGCGCTGGCCGTAGTAGTGCCAGTACCAGCAGAGCTAAACAAGCCTGTAGGCTGCGTAGTACCAGTACCAACCAAGAAACCAGTCTCTTCAGTCGTCCCGAAAGCTCTGCCCAAGTGATCTGCAACGTAGCCAGCAAGATCAAAGCTGCTATCCTGTGCAAGCTCAATAGAGTATTTCACGATATGCTTTAAGCCGTAAGCCTTAAGCTGCGCCTTACCGAAAGCCGGATCAGCGTCGTCTTCAACAGCGCCCTCTTCGTCAACCCAAGTGGCAACAGCGGCGGTTGACTCGTAAGGGATGTTGTGCGTACCTGTAGTCTTAATGACTTTGCAGATTGAACGCATAAAATTCATATCGTTAAGCTTCTTAACGATAGCTTTCTCGTAAGATTCGCTAGTAATATTACCACCTTCAGTAGCAGTACCAACCTCCAGCGCCCGCACCTCAGCCGGATTAAGAGCGCTGCGAGTGTGTCGGCAAAGCTTGTCAAAAGCCTTGTCATAGTCGCTACGCTTCTCGTGCTTATCCAACTCAGGCACAATAGGCGAGCCAGCTTGCACGTCGGCCAGCTTGCGCAGGTTTTCAATCTGTGCCTTCAGCTTGTCAGCGTCGGCCATAGCTCTATTAAAGCTATCTTCAACCTCTTGATTAACGCTGTCTTCTTTAACAGCCTTTTCATACTCTTTGCGAGCATTAGTAATAATAGCCGCCCGCTTTTCTTGTAATTCTTTGATCATGTAATCATTCCCCATTTGTATGTATAGATTTCTTTGCTTCCCCCGCTTTCTAGATATGCTACCTTTGGGTAGTGTTCCTATTGGCGTGTCTGCTGCTATACTTGCATACTACTACCTTTGGGTAGTGGTATACTTTCAAGCCTAATCTAACTCTGCTATACGTAATTCCATACGCATAACAGCTAGTTTCTTTTCTTTTTCTGACAGCTCGCTTTCAAACGCTTCTGCCATACTGCGTAGGGCAACGCTGGTATCGGGGTAAGCTGGATCGCCTACAACTGACACCTCGTCGAATACCATATCCAATACTTCCCGTACCCGCTCTTCGCCCTTTACTGTCCATTTGTCCCTAAGCTTATAAAAGCGAAAGCTCATACCGTCATAGTCTTGCCTACTAAGTCCCGTAGCAAGATCGTTGCCGACGGTAGTAGCTGGTAAGTCTATTTCGGCTTTAACGCCTTTATCATCTACTGATAACCTAAGCGTATTGGCTTTGCGTCTGCCTAACTTCTGCCTAGCGTCATGTTCTACATACGCTCGTACATCCTGTTCAGATTCAAGCGTACGTTTGATAGCTTCTGGACGTATCAACTCTTTGAAACCGCCAAGATTATGAGACAATGAGTTAAAAACAATGGGGTA